GCTTGATTCCGCGAACGGAAAATTTCGGGGCGGTGATGAAGCCCTTCTCGCGCAAAACCTTGAGGGATTTCTGGATGCTCGTGTTCGAGCACCGGCAGGCGACCTGGAGCTCGTACTGGCTCGGGCTCATTCCGTACAGGGCCCAACATTCGACCAGCGCGGCGTAGACGTGGATGGTGGTGGGCGTGAGGGTGGGGTCGATGACGGTGGTGGTCATGGCCGGACTTTCTTCTCCACCGCGGCGATCCGGGCGTCGGCGATGTCGTAATAGACCGCGTCCATTTCGATGCCGATGAAGCTGAAGCCCTCGAGCACCGCGCCTCTGCCCGTGGAACCGGAGCCCATGAACGGGTCGAGGACTACGCCGCCCGGCGGGGTGACGAGGCGAACCAGATACTGCATCAGGGTCGTGGGCTTCACCGTCGGGTGGGTGTTCTTGTAGGACGTGTTGCGGCCTTCGCTGATAGAGGACGGCTTGCCGCTTGTGCCGTTGGCCGTGGCGAAGGTGACGACCGGTTGTTCGGGGGTGGTGAGGCCGTCGTCGCGGTCTTGTTTGGAGGCCTTGGCGCAGTAGAAGAAGCGGGCAGCGGAGCCGCTGTCATTGAACCCCTGCGCGCCCGGATGTGCGAGAGCGCCTAGAAATTCACCGGTGCGGTTGTTCTTGTGCGTCGGACTGACCCATGTCGTTTTTCGGTCGGGAAAGGCGGCAAGCACTTCGTCGCTGCCGTCGTGGATGACGTTCGCTGGCCAACGGCCCTCGGCGACAAAGGTCTCTTCGGACTGGCTCGGCACGCCGTTCACGTAAGGGCGGAAGCCTTGGCTTTGTGCGGTCTCATTGAACCGTCCCATGCCGCCTTTGTACTCTCGGCGTTCAGTTCCGACCCGGCAGCCGTCAATGTTCAAAGCACCCACCCCGTACTTCGCCAGATTGGCGGGGACAGTTCCTACCAGCGGTTTACGGGCGACGACGATCGGTTCGTGGGCGGGTTTGAGGGCGGTGCCCCAGCCTTCCCAGTCGTCCGTCTGGTTGCTCGATTTCGGAAATCCGCTGCCATAAATCCACATGATCTGGTCGCGGATTTCGAACCCGGCGTCCTCTACCGCGCTGGCGAGGCGATGGTACGTACGGGAACCGCCGAAGGCTAAGAGATGGCCGCCGGGCTTGAGAACGCGCAGGCACTCGACAGCCCAAGTCTCGCACCACTCTTGAAAGAACCGCATGATTCGAGCGTCAGCACCGTAGCTCGCGCCGGTGCCGTTTCGGACTTTGCTTCGCCCGTAAGGGTTCTCACGCCGGTCATTCAGCGTACCGTCGAAGGTTTGCCGCCGGTCGGTTTTCCACGGTGCGTCCCAATCCTTGCCCATGAACTCGAGACCGTAAGGCGGATCGGTGACAACCGAGTCGACGGAGTTGTCGTCGAGTTCGCGCAGGACCTCCCGGCAGTCGCCTTCGCGCAGATCGACGAAGGGCTTCTCGGCTGCGACTGGCAAGCGGATGAGGGGAGCCGTGCCATCGATGCGGGCGAGGATTTCGTCGGGGTCGAGGGTCAAGGGCGGTTCCTTTCCGGCAACATATTTATGCGTTACCTGAAAACTTGCCGCCGGTCAACCTATCTTTCGCGAAACCCTGAACTTTCGGCGATGGCGCCCAGAGCCGTCTCGGCGTCGCGCGTCGGGACGATGCCCTGCTCGTCGAGGTACTGCAGCAAACTCCTCCGGCCGCCGGTCCACACGCGATCCATATCCCAGGAGCCGTCCGGTTGACGCCGTTGCACGCACCAGCGGTTGCCACTGCGGAGCGCTTTCGTTTTGGCGTCGATAAGGACGACGATCTCAGTTGGTTCGGTCATGGGCGGTAGGGTAGCGCCGGTTGAGGGTGGGCGGCAAGGTGTCAGCGGTCAGCCGGGAACTGTCAAAATTTTTTCTAGCAAAAAACGGCTTTTGGTTTGGTGCAAAAATTTTGCCGCGGCCAGATTCCTGCGCGGTGCTAATCGCCTCCCAGACTAGACTTGTACCCGTATGGGCAAGTACCGTCTTTATTCTAGGGTCCCCCGTACCCCTACCCGTCGACCTAGGACCGAAACGGCCATCTATGGACGATCGCCGGCGTAACCTGGCCGGCGAGCGCTCGAGCCGCCCCAGCTGCAAGGCTGACCGCTTCACGGTCTCAGGCGTCAACGTACTCCGTTCCATTCCACACCTGCAGGTCGCGGCGCTTAGCGTCATCGGCTGAACGCCTAGCTTCGCGCATTGCATCGTCTACATCCTTGGCGCCGATCATTGTCCAACCGTACCGATTGCGGCAACGATAGGACGTGAGACCTTTAGCGGCGAGCGGCTGGTCTGTTACCGTGTAACTCATAGCGCCACCACTTCAACCGACACTACGCTGACAGTCAGCCCCGACTCACGGTCAATCAACTGCCGTCCGATCTTGCGCCGCTCGCCAACGGCATAGCTCTCTGCCGACGCTGCGCTGCGCGTCGTGAAGCGCCGCTCTCTGCCGTCAACGTAGCGCGTCACCACGGCATGCGTATGTGGTGCGGTGAGCGCGGCTTGGATAAGTTGCATGGCGTTCATTTGGTTCGGTTCCTTTCTCTAACCAAGCAACCCTCTCACGCCCCGAGCAAAGCGTCAAGCGTTATCTTTCAACTTTCTTTGCGCTCGAGCCGTCCCAGCTGCAAGGCTGACCGCTTCACGGTCTCACCTGTTAGCTAACCGTCTGCAGCGTTCAGCGTAATCAACTATATCGCCGCTTGGCACCATGCGAAACGTGCCATCGCCTATCGGATCGGCGCCGTAGTCACCCGGCTTGGATGTGTCGATGGTACGTGACAGGCTAGCGCCGCGCGTCTGCTGCACGCGCTGGATGTCCGCCCATTCATGTCCTAATATCTTGCTCATCGTTCGTTCCTTCCTCTAACCAAGCAACCATCTCACACCCATAGCAAACCGTCAAGCGTTATCTTTCAACTTTCTTCGCGTTTGGTATTGACGGGGGTGCTATCTTATGGGATGGTCGCATATCGAAACGAAAGGAACCGCCATGTCTCTCTTACTCGCAACCGACTCCGGCATTGACCAGCTGGGCAAACTCACCGGTCGCAAGGCCGCCGTTGTGTGGGACAAGCGCCGCGCCGTTCTCGACCAGGCAATGAACGATGTGTTTGCGCTGGCACATCCGCGCAATGATGTGCCGTTCAATACGATTGTAGCCTCGAACGAAACCGCGCCAGCCGTGGCCGCGTATCGCGCGGCGCTCGCCAGTTACTACGAATGCGAGATTGACGCAGGTTTGCGTTACGGGCCGGAACCGGCATACCGCAAGCGCTCGCTGCTCGAGGCGGATAAGAAGCGCCGCATTCGCTAACCCGCCAGCCTCAACCGAACCAAAGCCCCGGCCATCGCGCCGGGGTTTTTGTTTGCGCCGAGCGTTAACTGGTTTTCAGTTGACGGCTGACCGGCGGCAAGCGTCAACCTGAAACCTGTTAACCGCTACAATCAACCGGGCGTCGGTTTACGCCGTCGGTCTCGAGCAGCGGCAGGTTGTGGCTTGATCGGCGCCGAGCTCGCCGGCGCGGCGGGAACGCTCGAGGCGGATCCTTCGATCGTCATGCCGTTCATTAGAGCCTGGAGCTTGGACTTGAGCTCGCGGTCGACGTCTTCGGCGGTTCGGTCTACGCGTTCGACTCTTGTGGTTTCGCGGAAAAGGTCGATGCCGGCGACCTTGCCGAGGGCGATTAGGGAGCCAAGTTTGACTGATTCCTTTTCGGCTGTCATGGCTAGGCGCATTAAGCCGTCCGTGACAAATTCTTGCGAGAGGAGCGGTGAAAGGCTTGATTTGCTCATCCTCTCGGCGGTCAGCTGGGTGACACGCGACACAATCGCAGGGTGACGATCCAAATCGGACGCCATTGTGCTGATCGCGTTAGCGTTCCTCCCCTCATCTCCATATGCTTCCCGGTACGCTTCCGACTGAGTCGCACCACGGAATCGCGCTTGTGCAAAGGCTTCCTGCTTTGCCGTTAGACCCTGGAACACGCGCAAGGGATCCAGCACGGCGGTAAAGCTATCGCGGTCAAAGCTCACAGGCTGACAGGTCTCCGCTGACCGGCTGGAAGGCTGACCGGCGTCCGACAAATAGCCCCGCGCGCCAAGGCTTTGCAAGGGATACTCCGCTAACTCTACCAACTCGATAGAGTATATGGACTTAGTCAGGTATGAAAAAAGTTGGCCGAGACCGCATTTTGTTGTTGCGTTCCTCGCAAGCATATGGGATGGTCACATCTACCGGATGCAAGCAAATGCAAGCATCGAACGAAAGGAACCGAACAAAATGCAAGCCACTGAAACTTTCAAGCGCTTAGACGGTGAGACCGATAAAGCGATCATCCGCACTCGCCGAACCGCGCTTGGCTTCACTGCATCGGTAAAGATTGGCTCGATCAGCCGAGTCGTGACCGCCGCTCACCGTGACGAAATCACCGCTTTCAACGTCGCCAGCCGGGCGCTGATGAACTACCGGGAAAACGTAATCAACTAACCGTCTCTCAACCGAAAGGAACCCCGACCATGCCCTCCACCGAATTCAGCCACTACGCCGGATGCAATGGCCGCGACCCGGACAACTGCAGCGCATGCGCTCTGACCGACACGCGCCAGGACGCGCCCAATTATTCCGCCTGGCCGCTCGCCTACATGGAAAACGGGCGCACTGTGCCGGCCAAATGGCGCGCGGCTTTTGCCGCCGAAATGAACCGCGCCGACAATCCGGCTTATGCCGCCAACGTCCGCGCGACGCTGGAACGCCACGGCGTCCGCTTCACCGATGGCAAGCCGCTCTAACCGCCTTCAACCGAAACGAAAGGAACCCCTTACCATGACCCGCACAATCGACCAGATGATCGCCTCCGAAATCCTGTGCTGCATGTCGTCGCTGGTGGCGACGCTGGCTAACCGCCCGGACGACGGGCCCCGTTTGCGCACCGCCGCTGGCAGTGACCTTGCCGACCTTTGCTGGCAGGCTATCGAGCTTGCCGCGCCTGTTGATGACTGGGAAGAGACCGCCATTCAGGCGGGCTGGCATCAGCAACCGGCTGGCGATTGGCGCCGGGACTGGAAACCCGAAGAGTACCCAAACTATGGCGGAATCGGTTTCTTCATCCGCGAGACCGCGCTAACCGCTTGCCTATGCGACTCGCTCGACCCGGTGCAAGCCGAAGTCTATGAGCACTGGGCAGTGACCGATTGGTTCGCCGACAAGCTCGAGGCGGCCGGCGAAAAGATCGATCGGGACTTCGCCGGGCTTTGCGTGTGGGCGCGCACCACGACCGGGCAGAGCATGACAATGGATGGCGTGATCCAGCGCATCTATGCGCAGACGCATACCGGGCTGGAGGGTTGAGCGATGGCAACCGACACCCTCCCCGCAATCGTCAACCGCAACCCGACCGCGTACACAATCCACCCCGCGCGCTACGCCAAAGGCAAGTACGTCATTCAGCCGCTCGATAGCCGCGATGGCTGGAAAGGCGATGCTTCCTACGCATGCGATGAACTGAATCTGAAATACGTTCACCGCTCGCATGGCTACACTGCCAGCCCGGCGCAAGCCGAGCGCTTCCAAGCGCTTTACGAATGGCGTGTTGAAGAACGCGCCCAGAGGGCCGCGCTATGAGCCGCGCCGCCGCGCCGACCGGCCCCGACTGGCTGGCCTACCTCGCCGCAGAGCTAGGCACCGACAAATGGGCTGTCGCTCCAAGGTTAACCCAGCGCCTCAAAGACAAGGGCGTGGAGACTGCCGTAAGCCAAGCCAGCTACACCGCCTTGCAGGACGCCTACAACGCCCTACAGGCCACCGCCAAGGCCGAGCGCATTGCCCGTAGCCTAGACGTTCACCCAGACCTTGTGCGCGCCGCTCTGACCGCCGAGGGACTGCTCTAGCCTACCAACCTCAACCGAAACGAAAGGGACCAACCAAAATGCACGTCCACCAGAACTCAACTGCAGGTTTGCTCCTGTCTCTCGCCTCAACCATCCCGAGCTCGCCGCTCAGCCGTCAAGCGAAGCGCCTGGCGTCCAAGATCAGCCGCCCACACGACCGCCAGCTTGACGACAAAGCCGCGCTGGTACTGTCCCGCCTGTTGACCGCCACCGATTGCGCCGACGCCGCCGACTATACCGAAGACGGCGTAATTGACCGCGGATTCGACGACTGAAACCGCCGCGCCAGACCCCGGCGCAGACGGGCGATTTCCGGGAAAGAGGGAGCCGCTACATATTCGCTCTAACTATGGTATGGATGTGAACAATATATAGATCACCAACCTACCTAACTCTAAGCAATTGTTTGCTTGCTCCCTCTTTTTAACGCCCTCAACCGGAAAGCCCCGTCCAGCCTCGGTTTTCTGCGCGATTTAGACGGTCACGACCGGAAGGTGTAATAGCACGCATTCGCACCACCTGAAAAATTGACGCCCAACCCTCTTGACCACCCCTAAAAAGAGGTTTACCCGTTCCATCCCAAGGTGGTGCGAATTAATCCCTCCCCACCTCCAGCACGTGAGAAACCAAAATTCGCGCCAGCCAACCCCCCGCCGACATTCTCGCCCGGATCAAGTCGGACCTCCGTTACGACCCGGCAACCGGCAACCTGACCTGGCGCACCGGCAAGCTCGCCGGTTACGTCCACCGCGACGGGTCAGTGCTCGTCACCTTCGGACGGCACAAGGTCGCTGCCCATTATATCGCGGTCTATCTCGCCACCGGCGCATGGCCCGCGGCGCAAGTGCGCTTCAAGGATGACGACAAGCAGAACCTCGCTTTCCCCAACCTCGAACTCCGCGCCGATGGCTTCTCGCAGACCGAGCCCGCCGTGCGCTCACGCTACTACCGCCAGCGCCGCAAGGAGAACGCCCGGCAGGTGCTCGAGGCCATCCGGGAGGCCAACGGCTCCGCCGTCGCCGGCGTGCATTACGACAAGGGCGACATGAAATGGGTGGTCACTGACCCGGCGCAGCGCAACCGCGTCCGCGCCGTCTTTCCCGACAGCATGGTCGACGCCCAGCGCAAGGCCGAACTGTTCCAGTACGAATTCAACGCCGCCGTTGAGCTCGTCCACGCCAACCCGCCCCCGGCCCTCCGGGCGCACGAGGCCAAGCTGACCGCCGGCCCTACCGGCTTCACGCTGGAAGTGCTCCACGCCCTGCTCTGCTACGACCCCGACACCGGCCACTTTTACTACCGCGAGCACGCCGGCCAGCTCCGCGCCTTCCACCGCGCCGACCGCGTCAACACCCGCAAGCACGCCACCGTCACGATCGGCAGCCGCCAGTACCCCGCCGGCATGCTGGCGTGGTTCCTGACCTACCGCGAATGGCCGCCGCGCAAATCCATCGCCTTCGCTGACGGCAACCCTCGAAACGTTTCCTTCGGCAACCTCCTGCTCCGCGAGTAACCCCCATGCCCCGCAATGACGACGAAGCCTTTCGCACCGTGTTCCGCTCCGTGCAGACCCTGCTCGACAGTCGGCCCGTGACCGACGCCGAACAGGCGGCGCTCGACGTCGCAGAGATCGACGCCAAGGGCTGGGCCTACTGGCACGGCGGCCCGCCCCCGCAGGAGCACGGCCTTCGCGTCGATGTCCTGCTGCGCAACGGCGCCCAGCGCTTCGGCATGGTCAGCGACTTCTGGTGGGGCCGCGCGACCGACGACACCCCGCTCCCGACCGCCGTGGGCCGAAGGTTCGTCAAGCCGGAGGAATTCGACCGCGCCCGCGAAATCATCGCGTGGAAAGACAACGCCACCTGGAAGCCCACCGGCCATGACCAACTCAACTCGCCCAAAACCGTCCGCTTCTCCTTCATCGCCTGACACCCCGAAAGGAACCCCCACCCCAATGACCGCCACCGACACCCCCGCCAACCCGCCCCTCCGCCTCCGCCCTAGCCGCCACACGCTCACCGCCGACCCCGCCGTCCACTGGACCAAACTCGACACCATCCTTACCGCAGCCACCACCATCGCCGTCACCGCCGCAATCATCGCCGTCGCCGCCGGGTGGGGTCCAGCACTATGGCAGCGATGATGTGCTCTACAAACTGATCGAACTCCTGATTGAAGAGGAAGAAGGCGCATGACCCGCAAACAGATGAGAGCCGCCTGTTCCAAACAGAAGCTCAAGCTGATCTTCGACAAGGTTTGGAATATGGTGAAGGCCGTTCGACCGGACGGCACTATCGCCTTCGATGGTCCCGAGTACGATCTTGTCGAGCGCCTCAACGCCGGAGAGCTGCTGTGAAGCAGATCGGCAACCTCACCGTCACCGAAGCCAACGCCCACAGCTTCCCGGCCGCCGCCGAATTCTTCGGGCACCTCACGGTCGCCAAGAACGCCGTTCTCCACGCCCCCAAGCTGACCATGATCCGCGGCTGGCTCACGCTCGAGGGAACCACCGTAGGCGGCATGGGCCAAGGCGCCAAACTATTCGCGCCTAGCCTTGGGCTGGTCGACGGCTGGGTGACGCTCGGTCTCGGCGCCAGCCTGAGCGCCATCCACCTCACCGAGATCCGGAACGACCTCACGCTGGCCGGTGACAACGAAGACGCGGACCTGCAGACGATGTTCCCCGGCGAGGCCCTCACCCAAGCCGGCGCCGTCAACCTCCAGCGCAACGCCGACTACGCCTTCCCCTCCCTCCAAGAAGTAAGAGACGGCGTCACCCTCGCCCAAGGCGCCAGCCTCGGCGCCCCGCTGCTCACCAAGATCGGCAAGTCCCTCACGCTGCGCGAGAAAGCCTGGCTCGGCGCGCCGGAGCTCGCCTTCATCGGCGGGTATTTGGATTGCGATGAAAGCGCGCGGTTGATCGCGCCACGCTTCACCAACTGAAAAGGAACCAAAAATGTCAGACCAGTATCTGCTCCTGAAGTGGGGCCCTGTTAAGGGCTGGAACGTAGCGGGTAACGAGAAAGCTTTAGAGGCTTTGCAGCGTTATCACGCCGAACCGGTGTCCATGAGCGCTATGGCGCAGAAGGATACCGAAGCCCAGAAACAGGCCGTGCTGGACCTGATCGACGCCATCGACGGCGATATCCAGAACGACTGGGACGGAAAGCACTATACCAAGGAAGAGGCCAAGCAGTACATCCTTGAGTACGGTCAGAAGTGACCCGAGCCCCCGAGCTTGAAAAGGCAATCGAGGACCGCTGCGTGTCCAAGATCGAAGCGCGCGGCGGGTTGTGCCTCAAGCTGGTGCTGCTCGGCAAGCGCGGTTTTCTGGACCGCACGGTTGTTCTGCCGGGGCGCGTCATTTTCTGGTGCGAGTTCAAGCGCCAGAAGGTGGGCATTGTCTCAGCACAGCAAGCCGTGTGGCGCCGGTTGCTTACGCTACTCGGCTTCGGGGTGTACATGATCGACTCGGATGCTGACTTTGACCGGGCGCTAGAAAGGGAGCTAACCAGATGAAAATCTTCTTCGACACCGAATTTCTTGAGGACGGGCGGACCATCGAACTGATCAGCATCGGGCTGGTTCGCGAAGACGGCCGGACTTGGTACGCTGAGACGCCGAACGCGGCGGCGCTGGCTGATTCCGATCCTTGGTTGCGCCAGAACGTGCTACCGCACCTCAAGGGCGGCTCGGCTATCGCCGCCCGTAAGACGATCGCCCGCGACATCCTCAGTTTCTCCGGCGTCCTCGACAACGACAAGCCGGAATTCTGGGCCTACTACGCTGACTATGACTGGGTTGCGCTATGCCAGCTCTACGGTCGGATGATCGACCTGCCGAAGGGCTTCCCGATGTTCTGCCGCGACATCAAACAACGAGCGGTTGACCTCGGCAATCCGACGCTGCCCAAACAGGCGGGCAATGAGCACAACGCCCTAGCCGACGCGCTGTGGAACAAACAGGCGTTCGAATTCCTGCAGACGATAAAAATATGAGGCGCTACGAAGACCTCGACGACCTGCAGCAGAAGGCCATCGACGACCTCTATGAACATGACGAGCGCCTGGCCCTGCTCGAGACCGGCTTCGGGTCACTCGAAACGGGCGAACTCGCCTCGGATCTTCGCGGCTTCTTCGCAGTACCGAGCGTGCGCCGCGTCTTCGGAGTCGAACGTCCCAAGGTGCACGGTTCGGTTCATTACTCGAATGGCCGACGCCCAGCGCCCGGTCTTCTTTTGGAAATGCGCCCCTTTCTTATGGCTGGCCGATCGATAAGAAGAGCCGTTCGATTTGTTTTGATCCGGCGACGCTTCTCGGAGGTTAGCCCACGCATTGTTGAGTTTATTCATGTCAATGTGGTCTATCTGTTTACGCGGCCATTCGCCGGTCATATAGAGCCACGCCAGCCGGTGGGCCTTGTAAATCCCTTTCCGCCCGTCATCGGTTATGCCGATGTTCCAATATCCGGTATCGGTGCCCAGCGTGCCAGCTACCTGCCCCTCCCGAGCGCGCCCGCGGCTACGACCTGTCCTAGCCCCTCGCCACGTAAACACCCCCGTAAGCGGGTCGTAATGCAACAACTCGTACAGAAGTTTGGCGGGGAATTCGTACTTGAATGGCAGAGGCAACGAGGGCTCCTTTCAACAGATGGGATACATCTTGCGGGATAAATCGTCGCTCCACAAGTACCAAAATGACGCGGTCACCTTCTTGTACGAACACGACAGCGCTCTGGCCCTCATGCCAGTCGGCGCAGGTAAAAGCGTAACTACGCTCACGGCGCTTCGGGAGCTAATGGACGACAAGGTGATTGAGCGCCCACTGGTGTTCGCGCCTTTACGTGTCGCTGAACTTGTGTGGCCAACCGAACGCTTCGAATGGGCCCACACCCAGGATATGGAGATGGTCCTATGGGGTGGCGGACCGCAGGGCTGGCCTGAATCTCTATGGAAGCAGTCGAGATTGATATGGGGGCAGCGCACGAGCGCCGAGAGCCGGTTGCCGAAGATCGTGGATGTTCGCAAGCGGAGGGAACTCGAGGCTCAGTTGAGCGAGCTTGTCGCCGAGGAAAAGCGCGTCAACAAGGAGATCAACCGGACGAAACCGCCCGCTTGTATCCATGTCACATCCTATGAAAACGCGCTCTGGTTCTGCGAACTATATAAGCCGGGCGAGTCACCTTTCGACGCCTTCGTTTTCGATGAAATAGGCCGTCTGAAGAACCCCAAGAGCCCGCGCTATAAGGCGCTCCGCAAGCACACCAAACTGGCGAAGATCGTTTACGGTTTGAACGCCACTCCGGCGCCGGAAGGGCTCTTGGACCTGTTCACCCAAGTGCAACTGGTGGACGGCGGTAAGCTATGGGGGAAATCTTACTATGACTGGCGGTCAAAATACTTTGTCCCGACCGACTATCTCGCGCACAATTTCCGGCCGCAGATCGGCGCCAAGGAACTGATCCTCAAGGATCTGAACACCATCGCCTTCCGCGTGGACGAAGCCGACCTCGCCTACCACCAGAACATGCAGCACAGCCAGATCGAAGTCGACCTGCCGCCGAAGGCTCGAGCGGCTTATGATGAGATGGAAAAGCGCATGGCGATCGAGCTCGACGGGCGCGATGACCTTGTGGCCATGTCCGCTGCTGCGTCCTCGATGAAACTCCGGCAGATCACCTCCGGCTTCATCTACGACGAGGCCGGCAAGCCGATCGTCCTCCACGAAGAGAAGCTGAACGCCTTGTCGGACCTGATCGATTCGATGGAACGCGAGCCGTTGGCCGTCAGCTACGAGTTTGGCTTCGAACTCGAAATGATCAAGAAGCTCTGGAAGGGCGTCAGGTACTTAGGTCAGGGCGTGTCGTCAGCGTCGGCCAAGGAAACTGTCGACCTGTGGAACCAGCGTAAGCTGCCGGTCATGGCCATTCACTGGGCGTCAGCCGGCCATGGCATCCAACTGCAGTTCGGCGGATCACACCTGGCGTCGCTCAGCCGGCCGTGGTCGCTGGAGGGCTGGATGCAGCTGTGCGGACGGTTCGACCGGCAGGGCCAGACTCGCTCCTGCTATGGCCACGGCATCGTCGCGCGGAACAGCGCCGATCAGCGCGTGTGGGCGGCGTTGACCGCCAAGGACGCCGAACAGGTCGACGTTATCGCCGCCATCCGCCGTATCTGAAATGAGAAAGGCCGCCCGTAGGCGGCCTTCAAACCGATGGAAACTGAGAAGAAGGCTCCACTGATCTCCAAAGTGCGCCGCGCTGTTACGCGACCGACAAACGATCCCATGCATGGATTCGCCGGGAAACCTTAGCCGAAGCCGGGCACCATCCGCAAGAGCGGAACGACGACATAGATCAGCAAAGCAATCGCGGCGATGAAGATCGTCGCCCACTCGCCCCATTGGTTGAACGGCGCTTGCAGGAACGGCGCGGTACGGAAGAACCACACCGCGAGGCTGGCGACGATGATAATGATGACGGCCGCAATGAGAATTTCGGTCATGGGCGCAGCGCCTCCTGACGCTCCGCCACACAACGCGCTAAATCGCCCCAAAGTTCAATCGCTCTTCTGCGGCAACCGCGGCGGCACAGCTACCACCGGCAGCGCCTTCAGCCCATCCACCAACTGGCCAGTGAACAGCCGCAGCGCGCGCTCGACGTTCTTCTCCTTGAGCGCGGCGGCGTAGGGTGCTGCCGAGCAGCCGGTGATCTCGGCCAGCGTATAGAGGCGGTCAGTAGTCAAGCGACTCTTCCTCTTCCAAGGTAGGTGGTACCCGCGCCCAATCTGGTAGTAACTGCGCCAGCCTATCGGCCAACGCTGGGTCATCACCTATGTCGCTGCGTAACTCCTGTTCGGTGCTCCACGTCTGACAGCTGCGCTCACCGACAAAGCTGTCGGTCACCGTATCGTAGAACGCGAACCGGGCTCCGACGGCCTGGCCACGCAGGTCAATGAAGCGCATCATTTGCCCGACCCCCACCGCGCCAGCTCCTGCCGCAGCTCGTCCCGAGCGCGCATGGTCTTGCCGGACCACAGACCCCCGTGGTTCACCTCGGCGTCGTCGAGGAGGGCGACGAGGTTCTTGGCCTTCGCTACCAGCGCTTCGATGACGTCCTTGTGCACCCGGACGAAGGGCACCTCGATTTCGATTTCCTCGAGCGACTCGGGGTTGATGTCGGGCGGGAGGGAGCCGGGGTGCGCCATGGAGGTCAGCGCTACGCCGTCTTTGTCATCGGTCATTTCTTCTCGTCCTTGTTTTTCACCCAGATCCACTGCGAGGCTGTTACCCCCGACGCCGGCTTGTGCACGTAAAACCCACCGGGGTCGTCAGGGTGGCCGACCTTACGGCCCTGCATCGTCGCCAGGCTCTGCCCATTCCGAGGGCCGCCGACGCACAGTCCGCTAAGTACGTTCACTGCGACACCTCCCCGTTCAGCACCCGCCGCACTTCGCCCGCCAGGTACGGGTCGTCGAGCGCTTCGATGTCGGCGGCCATGCGCTGGACCTCGGCGTAGAGCGCGTCAGTTTCGGCGTTGTCGAAGATCGCCCAGACCCAATAGCCGGCAGTGACCACGAACACGACGTAGCAGCCGGCGAACCAGAACTGGTTGCCGTCAGTCACGCCGATCCAGAGCGATACCAGCGCACCGAAGATGCACACGACGATCTGGATCAGAGGCCATGCGTTGCGCTTGATGAAAGTCATCTCAGTTCACCTCTTCAATCGGTGGCAGGCCCATCATCTTGCGCCAGCAATCGTCGCAGACGATCTCCATCGGCCCGTTCATAACTTCGGCGCCGAAGATTTCCTCGGTCTCAGCGAGCGCTTCGGCGTCCCCTATGACTGCGGTGTAGGTCTCGTCGCAGACCGAGCAGGTATATTCGTCACCGGGTTTCATCTCACCCACCTGTCGTAAGCCAGCACGAGCCCGGACATGCCGGTATTGCCGATCGTTGTGCCGATCACGCCGGCGAGGAACACCGACCATGAGCCGAGCCACAGGCCAATGGCGCCCACAAGCAGGATGCCAATGGCCTCGGCGAACAGCCAGGTCAGGATACGGGAGCGCCACATCATCATACCAGCCCCTTGTCAGTGGCCAGCCATTCCGGCAGCGTCACCAGCACCAGCCCTTTAGCCGCGCCGGTGCCCGCCACGGCCGCCACTTCAATCTGCGACAGCGGCAGCCACACCGCATTTTTCGACTCCCCGTCGTCGCTCACCAGGATGGCGAGCTTGGTTTCGGCGTGCTTCTGGAGAGTCAGGTCGATGAGGTCGGAGTTCCCGGTCATAGTACGGGGTACCGCGTGAAGATCCGATACTGACCGGCGCTATCAGCGCCAGACACCTCCACCAGTTCGGCGAGCTCGACCATGCGATCTGCGCAGGCGAGCATATCCCAGACGTCGCCGGTCAGCCCGGCCATCATCTTGTCCATGCGGACCGCGCCGGCGGACGCCAGCAGCTTGTTGGTGTTGTCGCGGAACTTGAGAAACATGCGCTGGCCCTCTTCGGTGAAGAGGTTCTCACGCTGGGTCTGGTAGTTGTAGCTCATTACGCGGTTCCTTTCAGGTTCAAGGCTTCGACGCGGAGCGCCGGTGGATTCGAACCACCTTTCCGCCCGTTTGTTAGACAGCGACGGATACCGTGTCGCCCCGCGACGAAGGTCACGTCCCGCAATCTTGGCTATCCGGTGAGGGGGAGGCCCGGGGGCCTGTTCGCCAAGCAAGGGCCGTGATGTACCCCGGCACCGGAGCCCGCATGGGGGCTTTGGAGGGTTTGAGGACCCCGGTGCCGGTCGTGCCCGCGGCGGGGGAGGCCACGGGGGTGTTCAATGTCAGCCGGGTTGCAACTTCCGACGAGGGTCAGCGAGGTATTGGAGCTACCGCACCCGCCTGCCTTTAAGGGACCGACTGACAAGGACGCTTATAGCCGAACACCGGTCAGCCGTCAAGCTAGAATTGACATAAGGTTTGCGCCCTGTTAAGATCGCCCTCATGCAGACACCGGAAGACGCGTGGCAGCGCGTCAAGAAAACCATCAACGTCTCGGCTCTGGCCGATGAACTGAACCTCACGCGCGCCGCCGTGCACGCGTGGTCCAAGGTCCCCGCCGAGCGCGTCATCGAAATCGCCCGGCTGACCGGCGTCCGGCGCGAGGTGCTACGACCGGATCTTTACGAGCCCGACCCATTTGAAAACCTGAAAGGAACCCCCAATGTTTGATCGTACCGTGCTCGCCTTCGGCGGTCCGACCCATGAACACCATCACACGCATGTGGAGATGGTCGACCCGAGCATAGAGAAAGGTGCTCGCTTCCTGGACGAAGTGCAGCGCGAAGCCGAGAAGCGTGTCACAGACGCGGTGCTGCTTGGCGTCCCCTCGATCGACGCCAAACTCGTCAGTTACCGCATGGACCGGGATTTCCGCACCGGCACCGATCTTCACATCGTCGCGTTCAAGATCAACGGCAGGGTCTTCAAAGAGACCTTCGCCAAAGACGAGTACAGTGAGGAAGCCGTCATGGATTTTCTTCTGCGGTCCCTGTCCCTAACTCTGCTCGAGCAGATGGCACCGACACTGACCGGTGCTCGCCAGTCACTTCGATTCTCAACCCCCACCAACAAGAAAGCCTGAACATGGCCGCAGCGCCCAAGACCCCCACCCTCCTCCCCGAACTCCGCACCTTCGCAACCAACGTCAAAGACCTGCCCTACGAGCAGCTCCTGCCCGCCGCGGCCGACGCCGGTTGGCAGACGCAGTTGCAGCAGGTCGACGCCACCGGCCAGACCGATGGCACCGTGCTTGTCACCTTCCAGGTGTTCGTCGGCAAAGAAGACCGCTTCGAGCCCTACGACCTGCTCAGCGTCAAAGTCGCGCCCGGCCCCGGACCGGTGTCCGCGGTAGCGCGTAAGATTGCTCTCGAGTCGCTGGTTCCGTTGTTCTTCGGGCGGTATCCGCAGGCGCCAGCACCCCAGCAGCCGATCGAGGGCAAGGTAATCCGCACTGATGACGTCGATATCGTCCTACCCGACGACACGCCCGAGCAAGATTACGTTGACAACGAACCGGCGCCCCCGATCAACGTCATCGCCAGAACCGAACCGGACGGCGTTCCGATTTTCATCGACCTCTACGCCTCCGGCGAAAAGTCAGCCGACCTGATCGCCGCCGTGCTCGACGCCGTGGACGACTTCCTCGAACGCGCCCAGTCGGTGGAAACCATCAACGCCATGGGCACCAAGAACCCCATGATGATCAAGTTCATCAAGGATCTGGGCACGCCCGAAGACTCCGCCGCGCTGATGGACATGATCACGCGGCGCAGGAATCTGGTCGCCCCACCGGTGCTGTCGAACGCGCGGCGGCGTTCGGCTGCTGCGGCTAACTGATGGAGATCGGGCGCATCCGTGGCTGCACACGGGTCATCGGTAAGGCTCAGGGTTACTACGGACTGCCGATCCGGGACATCGTGATCAACGACACGGTAACCGGTCCTGAGACCCCGGCGATGGAGACCGCATGGTTTCCATCGCCCGACGAACTGGCGGCCATAAACGCCGGAGCGCCGATCATTCTTCGCGTGTGCGGTAACGGGCACCCGCCGGTCATGCTGTACACCGGAGAAGTTCCGGTTGACGAATTGCCGGAAACCGCCTAGCTTATCTGCGGGTAACAGGTGGTGCTGGCCCCGGGCTGAAAAGTCTGTCCTTTCGCGCGAGGGCTGCTCTAACGAGCGGCCCTCTCGTTTTTCACCGCTTCAAACGAAACAAAACATCGTCAATCCGATCGATCAGAGCCGCCGCCGGCAGCCCGATCGAGATATCGCGCCGGAGGCTCTGCAGGGCGGTGATGGCCTCCGCGGTGCGTTTGCCGGTGCGGAGCTTGGGGTCTGGGGCAGACTGACCAGCGCTCGCCTCGAGCCGGTCCGCTGCTGCGGCGAGGGCCTTCCGGCGGAGGGCGTCGGCGCGCTCCTGGCGGATGACGGCGAGGGCCCGGGGGTTGACGGTCACAACGTCGCCAGAACGCGCTCGATTTCTACCCAATCGACAGTTGGCGATAAGGTGGGGCCTATCTTGGCGTACGCCTTAGCGTTTTCCAAGGTAGCCCCCCTGTCCTGCATGGTCATAAAGAACTGACCGCACTTCAGGTCACGGCTTGTAACGCCGTTCCTGAAAGTTACCGTCACCTCTCCGGTGCCCGGCTTACCGGTGATCTGTCGAATAAACGGTTTGTCTTTCTTAGCCATAATCGGTTCCTTTCACTTGACTTGTGAGCGCTGCGGCGCCCCGATAACAAAGCTGTAGTCACGCGGCAGTTTCTTCACCTGCGCAATAGTAGGATAGCGCATGTCGTCATCGTCGAACCACAGCACCAGCCCGCCGTGCCCGCCGAAGCCGTAAGGGGCCCAGGCGAACTCCAGATCCTTGGTCTTGATGTTGTTGCGAAAGCCCATCTTGCGCCCGACGATCTGGAAGAAGAACTTGTTGCCCTTGCGGTGGACTTTGATGCCCTTGCCATCTTCAGCCTTGGCGAAAGGTGTCGGGTGGATCCGCACGAAAGCGCCCCCCATCATCAGCTTGTGGAACGGCGCGACCTGGAAGCGCAGCCAGTCGTAGCGGTACTCGTGCTTCCGCCAGAACGGCCCTTCGTGCCACATGCGGTCGTAGTATTCGAGCAGGCCGTCGATGATGTTGCGGCTGAAGGTCAGCCGGATGACGTTCTTCCTTCGCTTGTTCCCCCTGACCGCCATGAGGGTGATCTTGTCGTGGGTTTCCGGGCGGCCGCGCTTGGGAGGCAGCGGGCGGGGGTTTGTAGCAGAGTCGGGCGGGGCGAAATCTCCGGTGGTCGTCATGCGCTGTCGC